ACCCCAGAACAGATCGCCGCGATGAAAAACGCACTGGCCAGCGGCGTGCTGCGGGTGCGCTTCGCCGACCGCGAGATGGAGTACCGCTCGTTCAAGGAAATGCAGGCAATCATCGACGCAGCCGAATTGGAGTTGGCCGCAGAGAGTGGCGCGCCACAGAGTCGCCAGATCCACGTTTCAACCAACAAGGGCCTCTGACCACCGTGAACCTCTGGAAGCGAATCCAGGCTGCCGTGTTTCGGCAGCGAACGGAGATGTCTGGCTTTGAAGCCGCCTCGGCTACCCGCCGCACCTACGGGTGGAATCCATCGACGGGCGACATCAACACGCTGCTGGCCGGCGGCATCGAGAGCCTGCGGCCGCGCTCGCGCGACATGGTCCGGCGCAACGCCTGGGCAACCAACGCGCTCGACGCCTTTGTTGGCAATGCCATCGGCGTCGGAATCAAGCCTCAGTCGGCGCATCCGGACCTAGCCCTGAAGGAGCAGATCCAGGAACTGTGGCTGCGCTGGACGGATGAAGCTGATGCCGCTGGCCTGACTGACTTCTACGGCTTGCAGTCGCTGGCCTGCCGGTCGGTGATGGAGGCAGGCGAGTGTCTAATAAGGATGCGGCCGCGCCTACCCAAGGACGGCTTGTCGGTTCCGTTGCAGCTCCAACTGCTCGAGCCTGAGCATTTGCCGACGATGGAGACGCGGCGGCTGGAGAATGGCAACTATCTCCGGTCTGGCATCGAGTTCAACGGCATCGGCCAGCGCGTGGCGTATCGCCTTTACCGCGAGCATCCGGGCGACGCCTCGAACCCTATGACATCGAGCGAACTGGTGCGCGTGCCCGCGGAATGGGTGCTGCATTTGTTCCGCCCCATCCGGCCCGGGCAACTCCGCGGCCAACCCTGGCTGACCCAGGTGCTCCTCAAGCTTCACGAGTTGGATCAGTACGATGACGCCGAGCTCGTCCGGAAGAAGACGGCGGCGATGTTTGCTGGCTTCGTTGTGAAGAACTCTTCAGCGAGTCCCATCCTGGGCGAAAAGGCAACCGCTGGCGGCACGCCGGTGGCAAGCCTCGAGCCGGGCACGCTCCAGATCCTGTTGCCGGGTGAGGACATCAAGTTCTCCAATCCGGCCGATGTGGGGGCGAGCTACGAGACCTTCATGCGGGTGCAGTTGCGCTCGATCGCTGCCGGGATGGGGATCACCTACGAGCAGTTGACCGGCGATCTGACGGGCGTCAACTATTCGTCGATTCGTGCGGGCTTGCTCGAATTCCGGCGGCGTTGCGAGCAATTCCAGCACCAGGTGATCGTGTTCCAAATGTGCCGACCGATCTGGCGGCGGTGGATCGACCTGGCGATTCTCAGTGGGGCGTTGCCGAAGCAGAGTGACGTCGCTCCTTATTACAGCGTGAAGTGGATTCCTCCGGGCTTTGCCTGGGTCGATCCACTCAAGGACATCAAGGCCCAGATGATGGCGGTGCGCGCGGGCTTCAAGAGCCGCGCCGAAGTTGTCTCTGAGCAGGGCTACGACGCTGAAGCGATCGACCGCGAAATCGCCGCGGACAACGCGCGGGCCGACGCACTCGGGCTGAGTTACGACACCTATCCGCGGCCTGACGATTCGAACGCATCTGACGAGAGCGAAGCATGACTACCCGACGTAACGAAGTCCTGCGCCTGTTCGGCGCAAAGCCCCTATTGATTGAGGCGGCGAAACTCGATGCGGTATACGCGGCGCGCCGGCCGTACGCGCTCGAAAGCGGTGTGGCGATCGTTGACGTCGCCGGAGTGCTGGCGAACGAACCCTCGCTGTTCGATGCCATCGTCTACGGGGCGACCGCCTACAGCCAGATCCTCGATGAAGTCGAGCAGGCTGTCAGCGACCCGGAAGTGCGCAGCATCCTGCTGCGCGTGAACTCGCCGGGCGGAGATTCCGACGGCGCATTCGAAACGGCAGCCGCGCTGGTGCAGCTCGGCAAACAGAAGCCTCTCTGGGCCGTGGCCGACAACTCCATGTTCAGTGCGGCGTACCTGCTGGCCAGTTCCGCCGCTCGTATCTACGTCCCTGAGTACACGGGCGGTGCCGGATCAATCGGCGTCTACGCCCAGCATGTGGATTGGAGTGAGTATAACCGCAAGCTCGGCGTGAAAGTCACCTACATCGCAGAAGGCGAAGGGAAGACCGACGGCAATCCGGACGAACCGCTCTCCGAATCGGCACGGGCCACGCTGGAGAGCGAGGTCGCCCGCTTGTACGGTCTGTTTGTCGCAGCCGTAACGGCGCGGCGCGACCTGACGGAGGACGCCGTTCGCGAACTCGGCGCAGCGCTCAAGTACGGGCCCGACGCAGTCACGGCCGGCCTAGCCGACAGCACTGGCACGTTTCGTGACGCGCTCTCTGATCTGATCGCTGCCACGCGGAAGTCCGGCGCGGCCACAAGTCTCACCATCTCAACGAAAGCAGGAGGTAACCAAACAATGACCGAAGAAACGGTTCGGGTCGAAACCCCCGAGCCGCCCATTGACGTGGACGCGATTCGCGGCGAGGCGCGCCAGCAGGGATATGCCGAAGCCCGCGAAATCGTCGAACTGTGTGCGCTCGCCAGGATGCCCAACCGGGCTCTCGGTCTGCTCGCCCGTAACGTCGGTCTCGCCGAGGTTCGCCAGCAACTGCTCGAGGCTCTCGTAGCGGAAGACGCGACAGAGATCCGCTCGCACGTGACGCCTGAGATTGGGACCACGGCGACGGCGAACCTTGAAAACAATCCGGTGGTCAAGGCCGTCGAGCAGATGGCCGCCACAAAAGGAGGCAAGTAATCCATGTCCGTCGTCACCGAATCAAAGCGCTTGGGCGATTGGCTCAAGTGGGAGCAGGAAAACCAGTACAGCCGGGACATCGTGACCGTGCTGGCCGGAAGCGGCGCCGACCGCGTTCTGACCAGCGGTATGGTGCTCGGCCGCGCCACCAAGGGAACGGCCACAGGAGCGGCAGTCGCCGGTAACACCGGCAACGGCACGATCACCGCCAACCCGACCGTCGGGCAAGCTGCTAAGCCGGGCGTCTACCAGGTCATCTGTATCGAACCCGCAGCCAACGGCGGCGAGTTCACCGTTGAGGATCCCGGCGGCATCCTGATCGGGATCGCCACCGTGGGGGTGCAGTTCGCCACCCACCTCACCTTCACTATTGCCGACGGTGGAGTGGACTTCGCCGCCGGGGACGCCTTCACCATTACGGTCGCCGCCGGCTCCGGCAAGGTGAAGCAAATTGACTTCGCGGCCACGGACGGCTCGGACGCCGCGTGCGGCATCTTGACCGAGGACACCACGGCGCCCGACGGCGCGGACCGCTCGGCGGTGGCCGTGGTGCGCAACGCGATCGTTTCGGACAACGGCATCACCTGGCCGGCCGGCGCGACCACTGATCAGAAGAACGCGGCCATTGCCCAACTGAAAGCCCTGGGCATCCTGGTCCGCCAAGGAGCGTAAACCCATGCTGAATCCCTTTTCGAATGACGCTTTCAACATGGTGGCGTTGACGGCCGCCATCAACAAGATCCCGAACAACTACGGGCGCCTGGAGCAGTTGAACCTCATGCCCGCCGAGGGCGTGCGCACCCGCACCATCCTCATCGAAGAGATGAGCGGCGTGCTGAACTTGCTGCCGACAATGCCTGTGGGAGCCCCGGGTTCGCTCGGCACGCAGGGCAAACGCAAGGTGCGCTCCTTCGTGATCCCGCACATCCCGCATGACGACGTCGTGCTCCCGGAGGAAGTCCAGGGCCTGCGCGCCTTTGGCTCGGAAAACGATCTGGAGGCTCTGTCGAACCTCATCGCCAAGAAGCTCCAGAACATGCGCAACAAGCATGCCATCACGCTGGAGCATCTGCGAATGGGCGCTCTCAAAGGCGTGATCCTGGACGCCGACGCTTCGACGATCTATGACCTCTACTCAGAGTTCGGGATCACGCAGAAGACGGTCAACTTCGCCCTGACGACCAACACGACAGAAGTGATTGGCAAAGTGCTGGAGGTGAAGCGCCACATCGAGGACAACCTCCGCGGCGAGTTCATGACCGGCATCATGTGCCTCTGCTCGCAGGGCTTCTTTGACGCCCTCACGACGCACCCGAAAGTGAAGGAGGCCTACCAGCGCTGGCAAAACGGCCAGATCCTGTTCAGCGACAACCGCACCAACTTCAGCTTTGGCGGAGTTGTATTCGAGGAGTACCGGGGTCAGGCGACCGATGCCGCCGGCACGGTCCGGAAGTTCATTGCTGACGACGAGGCGCACTTCTTCCCGCTGGGCACGGCCTCGACGTTCCGGACCTACTTCGCGCCGGCGGATTTCAACGAGACGGCCAACACGCTTGGGCTGCCGCTGTACGCCAAACAGGCGCCACGGAAGTTCGAGCGGGGTACCGACATCCACACGCAGTCGAACCCGCTGCCCATCTGTCTGCGGCCGGAAGTGCTCGTGAAGGGAACGAAGTCCTGACCATGAGCAGTTGGGAAGCGGCAGTGAGCGATCTGAATGCGGCCGTCGTGAGCACGTTCGGCCGCGAGGTCTTCTATTTGCCCGAGGCTGGCGGGCAGGCCGCCGTCCGCGCGGTGTTTCAGCCGGTCCGGGAAGCCGACGACGCCTCGCCGGGCGTCTATGCCGTACTGTTCGTGCGGCTCGCCGGATTGCCTGCGGCGCCCGTGCGCGGGGACGAGGTCGAGATCGAAGGCGTCCGCTACAAGGTCTTTGACATCGAAGCCGACG